TTATAACGTCACTCCGCCTTTTAGTGGATTCAGAGCGACGGCGTTCTGCAGGTAGTCAGGCGCAAGGTGCGCATAGGTCATTGTCTGCTGAATGCTCGCATGCCCCAGAATCTGTTGCAGTGCAATTATGTTGCCCCCATTCATCATGAAATGGCTTGCGAATGTATGCCGCAGAATGTGGGTTGCCTGATTGGGAGGTATATCAGGTTTCACTCTGCGTAAAATCCCGCAAAACTTCTCATAATCTACCTTGAACAATTTGGCGCTGGCCTCCTCTTTAACTTTTTTCTCCAGTTCCTCAGAAATCGGCACTGTTCGCTTTTTACCGTTTTTGGTTTTCAGGAAGGTAACCCTGCAACTTGTAATCTGTGCTGGTTTTAGCGTGGCAACTTCCGTCCATCTTCCTCCAGTGCTCAGACATAAAAGCGCGACAAGTAAGTCATCACCAGTCAAAACATTTAGCAGTTTTTCGATTTCTGCTTTTTCCAGGAACGTCATTTCAGGGTTAGCCTCCGTCAGTGGCGGCAGTCCGTGAATTGGGTGTTGCCCGGAAAATTCATCCAATTGAATTAATTTTGTGAACATGCCGGATAATCGGTACATGTCGCGGTTTATCGTTGCAGCACTGATGCCATCACGTAGTCGCATGGAGCGATAATCCATCAAAGCCCTTTTGTTCATCCGGCTCACTGGTATATCACCTATGCCGCTGATGGTTTTGAGCAGATGATTAAACTCTTTTGTCCCATGCTCGTGGTTTTGCCCGTGGTATTTCCACCAGATGTCGAGCAATTCTGTCAAAGTTCGGCGGTCTGCTCGCTGGCCTCCCCATTCTTTCTGACTGGCATTGGCGATTGTGTATCGCTCAAATGCTAGTGCTTCAGCTTTTCTTTCAAATTTCCTGCGGATGCGTTTTCCGTCGCGACCGCGAGGTCTAATGTCCACTTCATAGCGACCATCATCGAGCTTCTTAATTGCCATAAGAAAGCCCTCCGGCGCTGTATTCACCATCTTGGTGGCAAATGGTGAAAATGTAATTTTTATATAGAGTTAGCCAATCCTTTTCGCGGAGTGGTCGGATTCTGTTGACTCTGGCCCAATGTGCGCGAGAGCCGGTGCGATTTGTCCCGCTTCCGGCGCTGTTTTATCTGTCATGAGCCATAGTGTGTATTTTTGGAACTGAGGTGCATTGGTGACCTGCAACACAACTTGGATGCCAGGGTCTTGATGGCCTCCTTCGTAATTCTTTAGCGTTCCTAACGCTATACCGCTGATTTCACTGAATTTTGCTTGAGTTAGCCCTTCCGATTGTCTTATTACTCTTAATTTCTGTGCGATATTCATTTGACATAGTCCTGACTTAATGACTATATTCCCCGAAAAGGTCATTAATCCAGAACCTTTTCGGGCGTGAGTCCAGCGCCGCTTAAACGGTTCCAAGCGGTTTTTAAGGGGCTGGATCCTATGAGGGTAACATAGATGGAAGTTAATGATTATGTGATTAAGTACCCGCTTGATGCGGTACATGCGGAAAAGTTTGCAGATTTATTGGGTAAACCAAAAACCGCAGTTACAGAAATGATAAAGGCTAACAAGCTACCGGTTATCGAGCTTCGAGATCCAAATAAGCCGAAGGCCCGCGCCGGTGAGAAATGGGTTTTCATTCCAGAGTTTAATCGCGCTGTACGTGAGGCGTTTTATAACCGACCGGTTGAACAGCGTGATGCATGGCTTTTGTGGATGGGGTTGTGATTATGAATGAGCCGCGTTGTATTGCTCAGTTACTGCGTAACGAAAGCCCCAGGGCGATTGACTTCACCATCACCCACGGGAAGGGACGCAAGGGAATCATTATCCGCACCAAAAAACAGAGTCCGTTAAAAAAGGCTCTGACCTTTCTGAAAAGCCGGAGGGTATGGAAATGACAGTGATGACGCTCAATCTCGTTGAAAAACAGCCAGCAACTATGCGCCGGATAATTGGTAAGCATCTGGCCGTCCCTCGCTGGCAGGAGACATGTGATTATTATAATCAGATGATGGAACGCGAACGGCTAACGGTTTGCTTTCATGCGCAGTTAAAACAGCGTCACGCAACGATGCGTTTTGAAGAAATGAATGACGTCGAACGTGAACGGCTGGTTTGTGCAATTGATGAATTGCGTGGGGCATTCTCAAAACGCCGTCAGGTTGGCGCAAGTGAGTATGCATATATTAGTTTTTTAACAGTCAGTCAGCGTCGCACTTTATTTATGCACGCACGACTGACAGAAAAAGAATTTAACCAGCCATACTGGCGAATTAATGAAGAATCATGTTACTGGCGTGATGCTTTATTCCGTGCGTTACGTGAATTATTCAGTCTGTTTGAGTATGCACCGACAATTCTGACGTCGGTAAAACCAGAGCAATATCTGCATTAAATAATTAACCAGAGTTTTTAACGCACTTAATCGTGCGGGGGCTTCTTTTTGCCTGGAGAAAGTCATGCATACAGTTTCTGAAAACAAGTGCGGTAAATACGCATTACTGCTGCAACAGGCCAGAGCCGAAGCACAGGCCGACGCAGCGACACGCTTTTCTTCTCATCTTGACGCCATGATTCGCCATATCACAAAGGCGGAGTTATCCCGCGTGGAGATAGTCGAGCTGCTCAGTCAGGAGTCGGAAAAATTTCACAATATCGGATTGTCTCGCGGGGAGGTGCTTTGATGTCCTGTTCTAATTCAGTTGTATTACTGAATAACGCCTTAAAAATCGCCGTTATGAAAAATGGCGATTTATCTCTTATTCAACTTTGCCTTGATAAAGAAAAACGCGACATAACTGAATCTGTTATCGCGATTTATCAGAATGAATTAAACCTCCTGTCTGATGTGGTCAATTTACTTGTTAAACGCGCTGTATTCCACAAGCAAATTTCCTCAGTGGATGAACTGACAAAATTAACGACAGAACTTGCCAGTTATTGCGCTGATGTATCCAGGAAACTTAACGATAAAAGGAGCTGATAATGCCGGACAACGTAGATTTTATTCAGGAACAACAGACTGAATTACTGGAGCGTCAGATTAACGCGGCAAGGGTAAAGCATTGCGGTGTTTCTGCGCTGGTTTGCGAAGAGTGTGACGCGCCAATACCTGCTGCCCGTCGTGCGGCTTATCCGTCAGCCACGCGTTGTGTTTCCTGCCAGTCAGTCTTTGAAGCAAAAAACAAACATTACCGGAGAACGGCATGAGTATTCGTATTGAAATTGGCGAACGTTATGTCGTTACCAGTGACAGCTTTCAGTTTATTCTCCACGAGAAAAAGAGAGCGGAAAGCGGTAAAAACGCCGGTCAGGAATGGCTGTCGGTGGTTGGTTATTATCCGAAATTAAGCCAGCTCGTTTCCGGCCTGATGCATCACGATATTCTGACCGGAAGCGCAAAGTCTTTTGCTGATTTAAACGCGCAGGTTGAGCAACTCAGCAGGCGTTGTTCAGAGGCTTTTGGCTCATATGGCCGTTAAAGCCTCCGGGCGTTTTGTCCCTCCGTCAGCATTTGCCGCAGGCACCGGTAAGGCGTTTACCGGTGCTTATGCATGGAACGCGCCACGCGAGGCTGTCGGGCGCGAAAGACCCCTTACACGTGACGAGATGCGTCAGGTGCAAGGTGTTTTATCCACGATTAACCGCCTGCCTTACTTTTTGCGCTCGCTGTTTACTTCACGCTATGACTACATCCGGCGCAATAAAAGCCCGGTGCACGGGTTTTATTTCCTCACATCCACTTTTCAGCGTCGTTTATGGCCGCGCATTGAGCGTGTGAATCAGCGCCATGAAATGAACACCGACGCGTCGTTGCTGTTTCTGGCAGAGCGCGACCAGTATGCGCGCCTGCCGGGGATGAATGACAAGGAGCTGAAAAAGTTTGCTGCCCGTATCTCATCGCAGCTTTTCATGATGTATGAGGAACTCTGCGATGCCTGGGTTGATGCACATGGCGAAAAAGAATCGCTGTTTACGGATGAGGCGCAGGCTCACCTCTATGGTCATGTTGCTGGCGCTGCGCGTGCTTTCAATATTTCCCCGCTTTACTGGAAAAAATACCGTAAAGGGCAGATGACCACGAGGCAGGCATATTCTGCCATTGCCCGCCTGTTTAACGATGAGTGGTGGACTCATCAGCTTAAAGGCCAGCGTATGCGCTGGCATGAGGCGTTACTGATTGCTGTCGGGGAGGTCAATAAAGACCGTTCTCCTTATGCCAGTAAACATGCCATTCGTGATGTGCGTGCGCGCCGCCAGGCAAATCTGGAATTTCTTAAATCGTGTGACCTTGAAAACAAGGAAACCGGCGAGCGCATCGACCTTATCAGTAAGGTGATGGGCAGTATTTCTAATCCTGAAATTCGCCGGATGGAGCTGATGAACACCATTGCCGGTATTGAGCGTTACGCCGCCGCAGAGGGTGATGTGGGGATGTTTATCACGCTGACCGCGCCGTCAAAGTATCACCCGACACGTCAGGTCAGAAAAGGCGAAAGTAAAACCGTTCAGCTTAATCACGGCTGGAACGATGAGGCATTTAATCCAAAGGATGCGCAGCGTTATCTCTGCCGCATCTGGAGCCTGATGCGCACGGCATTCAAGGATAATGATTTACAGGTCTACGGTTTGCGTGTCGTCGAGCCACACCACGACGGAACGCCGCACTGGCATATGATGCTTTTTTGTAATCCACGCCAGCGTAACCAGATTATCGAAATCATGCGTCGCTACGCGCTCAAAGAGGATGGAGACGAAAGAGGAGCTGCGCGAAACCGTTTTCAGGCAAAACACCTTAACCGGGGCGGTGCTGCGGGATATATCGCGAAATACATTTCAAAAAACATCGACGGCTATGCACTGGATGGTCAGCTCGATAACGACACCGGCAGGCCGCTGAAAGACACTGCAGCGGCTGTTACCGCATGGGCGTCAACGTGGCGCATCCCGCAATTTAAAACGGTTGGCCTGCCGACAATGGGGGCTTACCGTGAACTACGCAAATTGCCGCGCGGCGTCAGCATTGCTGATGAGTTTGACGAGCGCGTCGAGGCTGCACGCGCCGCCGCAGACAGTGGTGATTTTGCGTTGTATATCAGCGCGCAGGGTGGGGCAAATGTCCCGCGCGATTGTCAGACTGTCAGGGTTGCCCGTAGCCCGTCGGATGACGTTAACGAGTACGAGGAAGAAGTCGAGAGAGTGGTCGGCATTTACGCGCCGCATCTCGGCGCGCGTCATATTCATATCACCAGAACGACGGACTGGCGCATTGTTCCGAAAGTGCCGGTCGTTGAGCCTTTGACTTTAAAAAGCGGCATCGCCGCGCCTCGGAGTCCTGTCAATAACTGTGGAAAGCTTACCGGCGGTGATACTTCGTTACCGGCTCCCACACCTTCTGAGCACGTCGCAGCAGTGCTTAATCTGGTTGATGACGGTGTTATCGAATGGAATGACCCGGAGGTCGTGAGGGCGCTCAGGAGCGCATTAAAATACGGCCTGAGAACCTCAAACCGTCAGCAAAGAAACGGAAGCCCGTTAAAACCGCATGAAATTGCACCATCGGCCAGACTGACCCGGTCGGAAAGAATGCAAATTACCCGTATCCGCGTTGACCTTGCTCATAACGGTATCAGGCCGCAGCGATGGGAGCTTGAGGCGCTGGCGCGTGGCGCGACCGTAAATTATGACGGGAAAAAATTCACTTATCCGGTCGCTGATGAGTGGCCGGGATTCTCAACAGTAATGGAGTGGAAATGATGGCAAAAATTCACGAGGTAAAGCTGCACGCCAAATATTTTGACCTTGTGCTGGAAGGAAAGAAACGCGCAGAGTTTCGGAAAAATGACCGTAATTATGAGCGCGGGGACACGTTGATTTTGCATGAATGGGTACAGGGTGTGTATACGGGGCGAAAGGTTGAAGCCCGGATAACAGATGTTACTGACCTGTCAGACTGGCTGGAAGATTATGTCTTGCTAAGTATTGAGCGGCTTAATACAGGCGCATATGAGATTGTGAACTGGAAAGAACTTAGTGAGCGTGGTCTGGTATTCAGAATTAATCATGAAATTATGCATCAGCTCGGCCTTGCTGTTATGTATGAGCCGGAGACGGGGCTGTCTGGCGGGGCAGTGGTTACTGCGGATGGGATATGGAACTATTCAGATGAACAGGTGGAGCGTACAAAGCAAAACGGGTGACTTGGATAATGCACAGAATACCAGGCGAGATACCGCACCATAAAACTAAAAATATCAAGCTGATGGCTATTGTTCAGCGTTTACAGCGGATTATGGTCAACGAAAATCTGACGCCCGATGAGCTGGTCGGGTGTGCCGAAATAGTCCGGGATAATTACGGGCGGTTTAACCATATCGGTCAATCAAGAGTTACGCCACCACCACGCAGACGATAGAGAACGCCGCCAGTCGTGAAACTTGTTTTCAGGGCTGGCGGGGTTGAACAACGAGCGAAGCGAGGCGTTAGCTAGGCTTTCTATATTGTTTACAATTAAACCTATCCAGAATTAATTGGAATTCAATTTGATCTTTTTCTCGCTACATATGGCCACAAGTACCAAAACGTGAGAACATCAAAGCTAGGCGAAATCTAGCTTTTCCATAGGAGTTGTTTCGTTATAATACGCGGTCGGTTTTTAGGAGGGGTCAATGCCAACTGTAGTGTCGCTTTTTTCCGGGTGTGGTGGTTCTGATGCAGGAGTCTTGAAGGCTGGGTTTGATGTTCTAATGGCGAATGACATTTTACCTTACGCTCGTGATGTGTATTTGGCTAACCATCCAGAAACTGATTATGTTTTGGGTGATGTCTCCACTATTGAATCGTTTCCATCTGCTGAACTGCTGGTTGGTTGCTATCCCTGTCAAGGTTTTAGCCAAGGTGGAGTTCGAAAAGCTGATAGAAAAATTAATACGCTATACTTAGAGTTTGCAAGAGCTTTAAGAATAGTTAAGCCAAAAGCGTTCATTGTTGAAAACGTTTCTGGCATGTTGCGAAGTAACTTTGAACATTTGTTGAAAGATCAGTTCAAGGTTTTCGAAGAGGCTGGTTACAGAGTTAAATCTAAAATTCTAAATGCTTCTCATTTTGGTGTTGCTCAGGATCGTAAGCGCATTTTTATTGTTGGCATACATGAGAGATTTGGAGTTGATTTTTCGTTTCCAGTCGCGACTCATGGCGAAGGATTGAAAAGAGTGACTACTATCCGTGATGCGATAGGTTCGTTACCGGAATGGCCTGTTGGAGAGTTTTATGATGCCGATTTCCATTGGTATTATTTATCAAGAAATCGCCGTCAGGACTGGGATCAAATCTCAAAAACCATAGTTGCTAATCCAAGGCATATGCCTTTACATCCAATTAGTCCAACTCTTATAAAGTTAGGTCCAGATAAATGGCAATTTACATCAAATGAACGTGCACGGCGTTTTAGTTTTCGTGAGGCTGCTTATCTTCAAGGATTTAGTAATTTAGTTTTTCCTGAAACAGAGCGAGCATCCATGAATATGAAATATACAGTTGTCGGAAACGCCGTACCGCCCCCTTTATTCGAAGCGGTAGCGCGTTCATTACCTGATATTTGGGATTAACTCAACACATAATCCATAGCCACTAAGTCATCAACAAACGTTAGATTGTCTTGGTGGTTTATCTGTGGATATTTTTTAGTCAGATTTACTAGTCTAAGTCTATCAACAAATATTGCAGCACCAAAATCACTCCTGTGAGCCCAGTCGCGGTTATGCCATCTTAAATCTTGTGGAAGAAAATAATATGTTGACCATGGATGTAAGACAGGAAGCAAATTCCACAATTTAGCCGGTGTGGCCTCAAGTTGTTTTGCTACCCATTCAGTTTTTGAACATCCACATTGAGCAAGAGCAAGAGGTATAGACTCACGATTATCTCCCATATCATGCCAAGCGAGTATATCAATTCCTCCATCTCCCCTGTCATTTGGTTTGAAATCTTCAATTGAAAAATTAGCTTTACATCTGAAATCTTGTGCTATTTTAGTTAACTTATCAAAGAGTAAGCCAGTGTAGTGACCTGAATTACCTGCGCTAGCCCAACAGTGTTTAACTGTTGCTCCTTCAGGCATGAGGGCTTGAAATATGGGATAGCTTATTTTCTCAAATGCACTTGTAAATATGTCACGGTGACTATTTTCTATATATTTTATATTTGCACAGGCTAAGAGTGCTATGTATAGTTTTTCATTTTGATTGTAATCAGCAATATTATGCTTTCTTAAGAATAATGTGTCTCTGTCATCAGAAAAATAAAAGGGGTAATCATCACCGAAAAGGCTAATTCTTGTGTCAATGAATGTCGCTGCAAAATTCCATTTATCGTCAGAATACCCGCGTGACTTTGGATTTGCTTGAGACCTAAAGAGGCTTGCTAGATCTCCTCTACTAAAGCATTTGTCTGTATTTACTGTAGCCCATAACTCTAAATAGTCGCCCCATAAATATGGCTCGTTATCGGGTAATGAGTCCATGTGAAAAATCATTATTCATCTTCCTCACGGATGCTTTCAATTTGTTTTTTAATTTTACGCGCTATAGATAATATTTCACTCGAACGATATTCGTGATTTTCTGTGAAAGAGTGCGTGTTGAGAAGCATATCCCAAACAACTCTTAGTCGAGATTCTGCTTGGTCTAGAGCTTGATCCAAAGCCTCTTCATGACCATTTGTATATAAATAGGCTTCTTCAATGTTTTTAGACTTTATGAGGTTATCTATTGCTGCTTCATTGGCAACTATTGTTGAAAGATTTTTGATCTTGCGACTTTCACCAATGATAGTATCACCCTGTTGATCTCTAACAAAGAACCAAGCAAAAAGCTTCTCAAGGTTTTCCTCTTTCAGGTTTTTAGCAGATAAATCTTTTCTATCATCTAAGCCTAACCAGTCTGTAATGTTAGTATATCCAAGAGCTGTTGTTATGTAGGAAAAATCGACATCATTCTCACTCATATGCAAATTATAGAAGTTTTTATCAGCAGCGGTTTCATATAATTTGAGTGAAGTTAATAAAAGGCCGACGTAATAAGATTTACTGCCAATTTCTTTAGCTAATGACTTTAAAAGAGATTCTTTGTCTGCACCTTTGTAGAAAGTTTCACTAAGCTCCTTAAGATACTTAGCTTTAGAAAGTGCATCCCATTCTTTCACACCAGTAATGTGTCTATATCCGATATAACGTAACACATCTTCACGTCTTGTGTAGACGAGACAAGGTAATTTAGTCGGTTTATAAGTAGCATCGTCCTGAATTAGTTGAATGCTTTTTTCTTTTCTTTTAGGTGGTAAAAGTTCGCTATTGAGCAACTTTACGGCAGCAAGGCGACGGTTACCCTCAACTACAACATATTTTTTCCCGGAACTAACCACTAAAAGAGGTTCTCCGGGAAAGTAATCTTGTTCCCCTATGGACAGCATCAAATCTTGTACACTTTCGTCATCAAGCATTTCTTCAATGACGGCATTTTCAGATCCAGCCCTATCGTTTAACCGATAGAAACGTGGGTTTTCAGGATCAAACTCTAGATCTTCCGTGTTTATGTATTTGATTTCGTTGCTCATAATTGTATTCTGCGCAGATATAAGGATGACTTGCTACAGCATAACCTTATGTTTAGCATCTGTCATTATGATGGCTGCCTTATGCATGATTTTGCATCCATTTTTTATTTTATTTTTTTGGGGGCGCATTAGGCCCGATATGGTTTTTGGAGACGATGCGTTTGCATCAAAACAGCCCCATGAAGCGGGCGGGCGAGGCGGGGAAAGCACTGCGCGCTGGCAGTAGTGCTGATTTTATTTTTTCAGCGTCTGAGCGCGTCGTGATGGCGTTTAGATTGTGTGCCGGGGCGTTGGTTTGTCTGCGGGCTATTTTGCGCGGAGGTGAGCGTGTGAGGGCGTGATGGCGGGGTGTAAAAAAGCCGCCCGCAGGCGGCGATGTTCAGCCGTTGTCAGTGTCCAGTGAGTAGTTTTTAAAGCGGATGACCTCCTGACCGAGCCAGCCGTTTATCTCGCGGATCCTGTCCTGTAACGGGATAAGCTCATTGCGGACAAAGACCTTTGCCACTTTCTCAATATCACCCAGCGACCCGACGTTCTCCGGCTTGCCGCCCATCAACTGAAAGGGGATGCGGTGCGCGTCCAGCAGGTCAGCGGCGCTGGCTTTTTTGATATTAAAAAAATCGTCCTTCGTTGCCACTTCACTGAGCGGGATAATTTTTATGCCGTCGGCTTTCCCCTGTGGGGCATAGAGAAACAGATTTTTAAAGTTATTGCGGCCTTTCGACTTAACCATGTTTTCGCGAAGCATTTCGATATCGTTGCGATCCTGCACGGCATCGGTGACGTACATGATGTATCCGGCATGTGCGCCATTTTCGTAATACTTGCGGCGGAACAGCGTGGCCGACTCATTCAGCCAGGCAGAATTAAGGGCGCTCAGATATTCCGGCAGGCCGTACAACTCCTGATTGATATCCGGCTCCAGCAGGTGAAACACGGAGCCGGGCGTGAAGGCTGTCGGCTCGTTGAAGGACGGCACCCACCAGTAAACATCCTCCTCCACGCCACGGCGGGTATATTTTGCCGGTGAGGTTTCCAGTCTGATGACCTTACCGGTGGTGCTGTAACGCTTTTCCAGAAACGCATTACCGAACACCAGAAAATCCAGCACAAAGCGGCTGAAATCCTGCTGGGAAAGCCACGGATGCGGGATAAATGTCGAGGCCAGAATATTACGTTTGACGTAAATCGGTGAGCTGTGATGCACGGCAGCACGCAGGCTTTTTGCCAGACCGGTAAAGCTGACCGGTGGCTCATACCATCTGCCGTTACTGATGCACTCGACGTAATCCAGAATGTCACGGCGGTCGAGTACCGGCACCGGCTCACCAAAGGTGAATGCCTCCATTTTCGGGGCGCTGGCGGTCATTGTTTTCACCGCTGGCTGCGGTGTTTTCCCTTTTTTCTTGCTCATCAGTAAAACTCCAGAATGGTGGATGTCAGCGGGGTGCTGATACCGGCGGTGAGTGGCTCATTTAACAGGGCGTGCATGGTCGCCCAGGCGAGGTCGGCGTGGCTGGCTTCCTCGCTGCGGCTGGCCTCATAGGTGGCGCTGCGTCCGCTGCTGGTCATGGTCTTGCGGATAGCCATAAACGAGCTGGTGATGTCGGTGGCGCTGACGTCATATTCCAGACAGCCACGGCGGATGACGTCTTTTGCCTTGAGCACCATTGCGGTTTTCATTTCTGGTGTGTAGCGGATATCGCGCGCGGCGGGATAGAACGAGCGCACGAGCTGGAACACGCCGACACCGAGGCCGGTGGCATCAATACCGATGTATTCGACGTTATATTTTTCGGTGAGTTTGCGGATGGATTCCGCCTGGGTGGCAAAGTCCATGCCTTTCCACTGGTGACGCTCAAGTATTCTGAATTTGCCACCGGCCACCACCGGCGGTGCCAGCACCACACATCCGGCACTGTCGCCACGGTGTGACGGGTCGTAACCAATCCATACCGGACGGGAGCCGAACGGATTCGCGGCAAACGGCGCATAGTCTTCCCATTCTTCCAGCGTGTCGACCATGCAGCGTTGCAGCTCCTCGAACGGGAACACCGACGCCTTGTCGTCAACAAATTCACACATGAACAGGTTTTTAAAATCGTCGGCGCTGTTTTCGCGTTTGAGCTGCTCAATGTCGAACAGCGTGCAGCCACCTTTCAGGGCGTCCTCAATGGTGACAATCTGTCGCCACTGGCCGTCCGCACAGAGAAGCCCACCGGCAAGGGCGTTATGACTGACGTCGATTTCCACGCGTTCGGCGGCGCTGGCGCGTCCCCGGTTATACAGTTCACCCGACCAGAACGGGTAGGCGTCGTGCGCCAGCGTGGACGGGGTGGAGAAATAGGTCGAACGCAGGTGACTCTGTGAGGCCATACCTGATGCCACCTTACGCAGTACCTGAAAATTCGGGATCCAGAAAATCTCGTCGACGTACAGGTCGCCGTTATGGCTCTGCGCGGTGTTGGAGTTGGTGCCGAGAAAAATCAGTTTTGCGCCGTTATTGCCCAGGACAATCGGGTCACCGGTCAGGTCAACGTCAACCAGACGGGCAAAGGCGATGATGTATTCGCGGAACACATACGCCTGCGTTTTACTGGCCGACAGAAAAATCTGGTTATGACCGGTTTTCAGGGCGCGCAGCAGCGCCTCGCGGGAAAAATAAAATGTCGCGCCAATCTGGCGGGATTTCAGGATATCGCGGATGCGGTGCTCAAGCCCGGCGCGATACCAGTGCAACTGATAGTCGAAAGACTGCTCAAAGAAAATCTGCTCCAGCTTTTCGATGGCCTCGTCACTGAAAAAATTCTTTTTCGGTTTGCGCCGCCCGCCTTTGTTGCGGTTAGCGACGTTCGGATTAAGGTCTGCCTCGTTGCCGGTCTGGCTGTAGCGATTTACCCGTGCCAGTCGTTCAATCTGGCGTCCCAGCAGGTCAATTTCCTTGAAGTCACCGCCGGTTTTCTGCGGTTTGATGATGAGCTGGGTCAGCCGCGCTTCCAGGCTCATTTCGACACGGCTGATGGGGGCAACGCTGTCCCAGCCGTCGCGCTGTTTCCAGCTCTGCACCGTCGGGCGTTTCATCTGCAACATGGCGGCAATCTGCGGCACGGAAAACCCCTGCCAGTACAGCAGCGCCGCCTGACGACGCGGGTCGTGTAAAAGAGTGGTGTCTGTGGTGATGGTCATGAATACCTCGCCGTGATGAATACACGGCAAGGCTACTGAGTCGCGTCCCACGATTCGCTAAGGTGCTGTTGTGTCAGTGATAAGCCATCCGGGACTGATGGCGGAGGATGCGCATCGTCGGGAAACTGATGCCGACATGTGACTCCTCTAATCACTATTCAGGACTCCTGACAATGGCAAAAAAAGTCTCAAAATTCTTTCGTATCGGCGTTGAGGGTGACACCTGTGACGGGCGTGTCATCAGTGCGCAGGATATTCAGGAAATGGCCGAAACCTTTGACCCGCGTGTCTATGGTTGCCGTATTAACCTGGAACATCTGCGCGGCATCCTGCCTGACGGTATTTTTAAGCGTTATGGCGATGTGGCCGAACTGAAGGCCGAAAAGATTGACGATGATTCGGCGCTGAAAGGCAAATGGGCGCTGTTTGCGAAAATCACCCCGACCGATGACCTTATCGCGATGAACAAGGCCGCGCAGAAGGTTTATACCTCAATGGAAATTCAGCCGAACTTTGCCAACACCGGCAAATGTTATCTGGTGGGACTGGCCGTCACCGATGACCCGGCAAGCCTCGGTACGGAATACCTGGAATTCTGCCGCACGGCAAAACACAACCCCCTGAACCGCTTCAAATTAAGCCCTGAAAACCTGATTTCAGTGGCAACGCCCGTTGAGCTGGAATTTGAAGACCTGCCTGAAACCGTGTTCACCGCCCTGACCGAAAAGGTGAAATCCATTTTTGGCCGCAAACAGGCCAGCGATGACGCCCGTCTGAATGACGTGCATGAAGCGGTGACCGCTGTCGCTGAGCATGTGCAGGAAAAGCTGAGTGCCACTGAGCAGCGCCTCGCTGAGATGGAAACCGCCTTTTCCGCACTTAAGCAGGAGGTGACTGACAGGGCGGATGAAACCAGCCAGGCATTCACCCGCCTGAAAAACAGTCTCGACCACACCGAAAGTCTGACCCAGCAGCGCCGCAGCAAGGCCACCGGCGGTGGCGGTGACGCCCTGATGACGAACTGCTGACCGGCGTCAGTCAGTCCGGGAAAACCTTCACGATTAACCCTTAATTTCAGGAAAAACTATGCGCCAGGAAACCCGCTTTAAATTTAATGCCTACCTGTCCCGTGTTGCCGAACTGAACGGCATCGCCGCCGGTGATGTGTCGAAAAAATTCACCGTTGAACCGTCGGTCACCCAGACCCTGATGAACACCATGCAGGAGTCCTCTGATTTTCTGACCCGCATCAACATTGTGCCGGTCAACGAAATGAAAGGGGAAAAAATTGGTATCGGTGTCACCGGCTCCATCGCCAGCACCACCGACACCGCCGGTGGCACCGAGCGTCAGCCGAAGGACTTCTCGAAGCTGGCGTCTAACAAGTACGAATGCGACCAGATTAACTTCGATTTTTATATCCGCTACAAAACGCTTGACCTGTGGGCGCGTTATCAGGATTTCCAGCTCCGTATCCGTAACGCCATTATCAAACGCCAGTCCCTTGATTTCATTATGGCCGGTTTTAACGGCGTGAAGCGTGCAGAAACCTCTGACCGCAGCAGCCATCCGATGCTGCAGGATGTGGCGGTCGGCTGGCTGCAGAAATACCGCAATGAAGCCCCGGCGCGTGTGATGAGTAAGGTCACTGACGAGGAAGGCCGCACCACCTCTGAGGTTATCCGCGTGGGTAAGGGCGGTGATTATGCCAGCCTTGATGCACTGGTGATGGATGCGACCAACAACCTGATTGAGCCGTGGTATCAGGAAGACCCTGACCTTGTGGTGATTGTGGGGCGTCAGTTACTGGCGGACAAGTATTTCCCCATCGTTAACAAGGAGCAGGACAACAGCGAAATGCTGGCCGCTGACGTCATCATCAGCCAGAAACGCATCGGTAACCTGCCAGCGGTACGCGTCCCGTACTTCCCGGCGGATGCGATGCTCATCACGAAGCTGGAAAACCTGTCCATCTACTACATGGATGACAGCCATCGCCGCGTGATTGAGGAAAACCCGAAACTCGACCGCGTGGAGAACTACGAGTCAATGAACATTGATTACGTGGTGGAAGACTACGCCGCCGGTTGTCTGGTGGAAAAAATTAAGGTCGGTGATTTCTCCACACCGGCTAAAGCGACCGCAGAGCCGGGAGCGTAACCGATGACGAGTCCCGCACAGCGCCACATGATGCGGGTCTCGGCAGCGATGACCGCGCAGCGGGAAGCCGCCCCGCTGCGACATGCAACTGTCTATGAGCAGATGCTGGTTAAGCTCGCCGCAGACCAGCGCACACTGAAAGCGATTTATTCAAAAGAGCTGAAGGCCGCGAAAAAACGCGAACTGCTGCCGTTCTGGTTGCCGTGGGTGAACGGCGTGCTGGAGCAGGGCAAAGGTGCACAGGATGACATTCTGATGACGGTCATGCTGTGGCGTCTGGATACCGGCGATATTGCCGGTGCGCTGGAGATTGCCCGTTATGCCCTGAAGTACGGTCTGACCATGCCGGGTAAACACCGCCGTACCCCGCCGTACATGTTCACCGAGGAGGTAGCGCTTGCGGCCATGCGCGCTCATGCTGCCGGTGAGCCTGTGGACCCCCGCCTGCTGACGGACACCCTTGAACTGACCGCCACGGCTGATATGCCTGATGAAGTGCGCGCAAAGCTGCACAAAATCACCGGTCTGTTTCTGCGTGACGCTGGTGATGCCGCAGGGGCGCTGGCGCATCTGCAACGTGCGACACAGCTCGACTGTCAGGCAGGCGTAAAAAAAGAGATTGAACGACTGGAGCGGGAGCTGAAACCGAAGCCGGAGCCAAAAGCGGTCACCCGCGCCCCGCGTAAGATCCGGAGTGCGACACCGGCAAAACGTGGACGCCCGAAAAAGAAAGCCAGTTAACAACCGAATGCGCCCCGCGCCAGGGCGGCACGCCGGTCAGTGAGGGTGAATCACCTGACACAGCACCGGCGTCCACCGCCCGACTTTTCAGAGGTAGTCATGATGACGCTGATTATTCCGCGAAAGGAGGCTCCCGTGTCCGGTGAGGGTACGGTGGTCATCCCGCAACCGGCAGGCGACGAGCCGGTGATTAAAAACACGTTCTTTTTTCCCGATATCGACCCGAAGCGCGTCCGGGAACGTATGCGCCTTGAGCAGACCGTCGCCCCCGCCCGTCTGCGTGAGGCCATCAAGTCAGGCATGGCGGAAACAAATGCGGAGCTGTACGAGTACCGCGAACAGAAAATTGCCGCCGGTTTTACGCGTCTGGCGGACGTTCCGGCAGACGATATCGACGGTGAAAGCATCAAAGTTTTTTACTACGAGCGCGCCGTGTGTGCGATGGCGACCGCGTCGCTTTATGAGCGTTATCGCGGCGTGGATGCCAGTGCGAAAGGCGACAAGAAGGCCGACAGCATTGACAGCACCATTGATGAGCTGTGGCGGGATATGCGCTGGGCAGTGGCGCGCATCCAGGACAAGCCGCGTTGCATCGTGAGTCAAATCTGATGAAGACCTTTGCGCTACAGGGCGACACGCTCGACGCCATTTGTGTCCGGTATTACGGGCGCACTGAGGGCGTGGTTGAGACCGTGCTCGCCGCAAATCCGGGACTGGCTGAACTGGGTGCGGTGCTGCCACACGGCACCGCCGTCGAACTGCCCGACGTTCAGACCGCGCCCGTGGCTGAAACTGTCAATCTGTGGGAGTAACGCATGACAGCAGAAGAAAAAAGCGTCCTGTCGCTTTTCATGATTGGGGTGCTGATTGTTGTCGGCAAGGTGCTTGCCGGTGGTGAACCCATCACCCCGCGTCTGTTTATCGGGCGCATGTTGCTCGGTGGTTTTGTCTCGATGGTTGCCGGTGTTGTTCTGGTGCAGTTTCCTGACCTGTCACTGCCTGCGGTGTGCGGCATCGGCTCCATGCTGGGTATCGCCGGTTATCAGGTGATTGAGATTGCCATTCAGCGCCGCTTTAAGGGCAGGGGGAAACAGTAATGCCGGTAATTAACACGCATCAGAATATCGCCGCCTTTCTCGACATGCTGGCAGTGTCCGAAGGGACGGCGAATCATCCGCTGACGAAAAACCGGGGCTATGACGTGATAGTCACCGGACTGGACGGAAAGCCGGAAATTTTCACCGACTACAGTGACCACCCGTTCGCGCATGGCCGACCGGCGAAGGTGTTTAACCGTCGCGGTGAAAAATCCACGGCCTCCGGTCGCTATCAGCAGCTTTACCTGTTCTGGCCGCATTACCGCAAACAGCTTGCCCTGCCGGATTTCAGTCCGTTGTCACAGGACAGACTCGCCATTCAGTTGATCCGCGAACGCGGTGCACTGGATGACATCCGGGCGGGACGCATTGAGCACGCCATTTCACGCTGTCGCAATATCTGGGCGTCCCTGCCGGGAGCCGGTTACGGTCAGCGTGAGCATTCACTGGAAAAACTGGTCACCGTCTGGCGTACCGCCGGCGGCGTACCGGCTTAAACGGAGTAAACACCATGAAGAAATTATCCCTTTCACTGATGCTGAACGTGTCGCTGGCGCTGATGCTGGCACTGTCCCTGATTTACCCGCAGAGCGTGGCCGTCAGTTTTGTCGCCGCCTGGGCGATTCTGGCGACGGTTATCTGTGTGGTTGCCGGTGGTGTCGGCGTGTATGCCACTGAGTATGTGCTGGAACGCTACGGGCGGGAGCTGCCGCCGGAATCGCTGGCCGTGAAGATTGTCGCGTCGCTGTTTTTGCAGCCGGTGCCGTGGCGCAGACGGGCGGCGGCTCTGGTGGTGATGGTGGCGACGTTTATCTCGCTGGTCGCTGCCGGGTGGATTTTTACCGCGCTGATTTACCTCGTGGCGTCGGTGTTCTTCCGGTTGATACGCACGGCCTGTCGTCAGCGTTTTGAGGGGCGGGAACCATGTCAAAGCTGATGATTGTGCTGGTTGTGTTGTTATCACTGGCGGTGGCCGGTCTGTTTCTGGCGAAGCATGAAAACGCCAGCCTGCGCACCTCGCTGGACAGGGCGAACAACGTCGCCAACGGGCAGCAGACGACCATCACCATGCTGAAAAATCAGCTTCATGTTGCCCTCGCCAGAGCAGACAAAAACGAGCTGGCGCAGGTGGCACTGCGTCAGGAACTGGAGAACGCGGCGAAGCGTGAAGCACAGCGCGAGAAAACCATCACGAGGTTACTGAATGAAAACGAAGATTTTCGCCGCTGGTACGGCGCTGGCCTGCCTGATGCTGTGCGCCGGTTGCACCAGCGCCCGGCCTGCACCGACGCCAGTGATTGTCGCCAACGCCTGCCCGAAAGTGAGTCTTTGCCCGATGCCGGGCAGTGACCCGGAGACGAACGGTGATTTAAGTGCCGATATCCGGCAGCTTGAGAACGCGCTGGCACGCTGTGCCAGCCAGGTAAAAATGATTAAACACTGTCAGGACGAAAACGATGCTCAAACCCGACAGCCTGCGCAGGGCGCTGACTGATGCCGTCACGGTGCTGAAAACTAACCCCGATATGCTGCGGATATTCGTGGATAACGGGAGTATTGCCTCCACACTGGCGACGTCGCTGTCATTCGAAAAGCGTTACACGCTCAATGTCATTGTGACCGACTTTACCGGTGATTTTGACCTGCTCATCGTGCCGGTGCTGGCGTGGCTGCGGGAAAATCAGCCCGACATCATGACCACCGACGCAGGCCAGAAAAAGGGATTCACGTTTTATGCAGACATCAACAATGACAGCAGCTTTGATATCAGCATCAGCCTGATGCTGACCGAGCGCACGCTGGTCAGTGAGGTGGACGGCGCACTGCATGTGAAGAATATCCCGGAACCCCCGCCGCCGGAGCCGGTCACCCGCCCGGTGGAGCTTTATATCAATGGCGAACTGGTGAGCAAGTGGGATGAATGAGTTTAAGCGTTTTGAAGACCGGCTGACCGGACTGATTGAGTCGCTGTCACCGTCAGGGCGTCGGCGACTGAGCGCCGAACTGGCAAAACGTCTGCGACAGAGTCAGCAGCGTCGGGTGATGGCTCAGAAAGCCCCGGACGGCACACCCTACGCGCCACGCCAGCAGCAGAGCGCCAGAAAAAAGACTGGTCGTGTTAAGCGAAAAATGTTTGCGAAACTTATCACCAGTCGTTTTTTGCATATCCGCGCCAGCCCGGAGCAGGCATCAATGGAATTTTACGGCGGGAAGTCGCCGAAAATCGCCAGTGTGCATCAGTTCGGTCTGTCGGAAGAAAACCGGAAAGACGGTAAGAAAATTGATTATCCGGCGCGTCCTCTGCTCGGCTTTACCGGTGAGGATGTGCAGATGATTGAAGAGATTATCCTGGCTCACCTCGACCGTTAGTTGTGCCATTCCTGACACCTCATCGTCACATTGCCGCCGGTATGACCCGGCGGCATCCTTCCCGTTATGAACACTCTCGCAAATATTCAGGAACTCGCGCGCGCACTGCGTAACATGATCCGCACCGGCATTATCGTCGAAACCGACCTTAACGCCGGTCGCTGCCGTGTGCAGACCGGCGGCATGTGCACCGACTGGCTTCAGTGGCTGACCCATCGCGCCGGTCGTTCGCGCACATGGTGGGCACCTTCCGTGGGGGAACAGGTGCTGATTCTGGCCGTGGGCGGTGAACTCGACACGGCATTCGTTCTGCCGGGGATTTATTCCGGCGATAACCACGCGCCGTCTGCGTCGGCGGATGCCCTGCATATCCGTTTCCCTGACGGGGCGGTGATTGAGTATGAACCCGAAACCAGTGCACTTACGGTAGCGGAGTTCTCCATCAGCCTGGCTACCGGTCGGGCAGATATTTACACGGAAACACCGGTCAAAGTGTCAGGCTTTAAGCGTGTCATAGACGAGCAGGACTGGACAATCACTAAGGTGACACATTTTCTGAATAATAGCGGCTTCACGACGTCCTTAGAGCTTGAGGTAAGGCTTTCTGATGTGGAGTACGAAACCGAAGATGATGAGTGATGTGTTTTATTTTATCTGTTTGTTTTATAAGGATAAATTAACTAAAATGGCAACATCAACAAAACCGGAAGAGGTGCTCGCGATGTTTCATTGTCCTTTATGCCAGCATGCCGCACATGCGCGTACAAGCCGCTATATCACTGACACGACAAAAGAGCGTTATCACCAGTGCCAGAACGTGAATTGCAGCGCCACGTTCATTACTTATGAGTCGGTACAGCGATACATCGTGAAGCCGGGAGAAGTCCACGCCGTGAGGCCGCACCCGTTGCCGTCAGGGCAGCAAATTATGTGGATGTGATCACAAAAATAGCCCCTCAGTTGAGGGGCTTTATTTATGGTCGATGTGGACGCTATGTGGACAGTGCTTGATATAAATCCATTTATATCATCAGGTTAGGTGCTTTTTTGTGACACCATCCCTGTCTTCCCCCACATGATGTGGGGGTTTTTTTTATCCTCAATTTGCCTGCTGCTTAATGCATTGCAGATGATTTGCTTCCGTTATACTAGCGTCAGTTGATAGCGGGAGTATTTATGAATCAATCTTATGGACGGCTGGTCAGTCGGGCGGCGATTGCTGCGACGGCGATGGCTTCGTTGCTATTGCTGATTAAAATTTTTGCATGGTGGTATACCGGGTCGGTGAGTATTCTCGCCGCGCTGGTGGATTCGCTGGTGGATATCGGCGCGTCGTTGACGAATTTACTGGTGGTGCGATATTCCCTGCAACCTGCCGACGATAATCACTCGTTTGGTCACGGTAAAGCAGAGTCCCTCGCGGCGCTGGCGCAAAGTATGTTTATCTCCGGTTCGGCACTATTCCTGTTTTTGACGGGTATTCAACATCTGATATCTCCAACACCGATGACAGATCCAGGCGTCGGGGTTATCGTGACAATTGTGGCGCTAATTTGTACGATTATCCTTGTCTCGTTTCAGCGTTGGGTGGTGCGCCGGACGCAAAGCCAGGCGGTGCGGGCTGATATGCTACATTACCAGTCTGATGTTATGATGAACGGCGCAATTCTGCTGGCGCTGGGGTTGTCCTGGTACGGCTGGCATCGCGCCGATGCTCTGTTTGCATTGGGAATCGGCATCTATATTTTATATAGCGCGTTACGCATGGGATATGAGGCGGTACAGTCATTACTGGATCGCGCATTGCCTGATGAGGAACGGCAAGAAATTATTGATATCGTGACTTCCTGGCCGGGTGTTAGCGGCGCTCACGATCTTCGCACGCGGCAGTCAGGGCCGACCCGCTTTATTCAGATTCATTTGGAAATGGAAGACTCTCTGCCTTTGGTTCAGGCACATATGGTGGCGGATCAGGTAGAGCAGGCTATTTTACGGCGTTTTCCGGGATCGGATGTAATTATCCATCAGGACCCCTGTTCCGTCGTACCCAGGGAGGGTAAACGGTCTATGCTTTCATAA